TCTAAAAGGTGAATACAAAGCCGATCACGTATCTATTTGGTGGTATAGACTAGACAATATTGAAGAAGTAAACCATCCAGAGATGTGGATAAAAGCTAATCCTAATATTGGAAAAATTGTAAGTTATGATACGTACCAGAAAGAAGTAGAAAGAGCCGAGAAAGTTCCGTCAACGAGAAACGATATTTTAGCTAAGAGGTTTGGAATTCCTATGGAAGGTTATACATACTTCTTTACTTACGAAGAAACTTTACCTCATAGGAAAAGAGACTTCTGGCAAATGCCGTGTGCTCTTGGAGCAGACCTTTCACAGGGCGATGATTTTTGCGCGTTCACATTCTTGTTTCCTTTGAACAAAGGTGGCTTTGGCGTGAAGACAAGAAACTACATTACATCTCTAACTTTAGATAAGTTACCTGGAGCTATGCGACAAAAGTATGACGACTTTATGAAAGAAGGCAGTTTGGTTGTACTTAATGGTACGGTTCTAGACATGGATGATGTGTACGAAGATCTTGAACGTCATATCGCCGAGAGTGAATATGACGTGCGTTGTTTTGGCTATGACCCATACAACGCGAGAGAGTTTGTTAATCGTTGGCAGCTTGAAAACGGACGGTTTGGAGTCGAGAAAGTAATTCAAGGCTCTAGAACTGAGTCGGTTCCTTTAGGAGAAATAAAGATCTTAGCCGAACAGAGAATGCTTCTCTTTGATGAGGAGCTTTTTAGTTTTGCTATGGGTAACTGTATAGCCTTAGAGGATACGAATGGCAATAGGAAATTATACAAACAGAGAAGAGAGCAAAAGATAGATGCAGTAGCAGCGTTGCTTGATGCATATGTTGCTTACAAGTTGAATAAAGACGCATTTGAATAGGTGGTACATTCAAAATGGAAAAGAAAATTTATTACGGTGGTGAGATGTACCATTTTGGTATATTAGGCCAGCGCTGGGGAAAGAGACGTTATCAAAACCCAGATGGTACATACACCGAAGAAGGAAAATTGAGAAGAAGAGTCGATAGTCAACCAGAGCCAACAGTTCAGGAAATGGCCAAGTACATCGGCGAACAAAGTACTAAAAAGAAATATTATCAGTTAAAAGACGAAGAGAATAAGAAAGGGTTTAACAAAGCAAAAGAGGTTTTAGATAACACAAACAATGTAGTTAGGAATATTAGTCAAGTTCATCGTTCTCGTCCAAAACGTTATAAACCGATGGATCTTAGTAACATGTCTGACCAAGAACTGAGAAATAGGATTAACCGTAAACATCTTGAGGAAGAATACATTCGCACTTTTGGGGAAGAAGAGAAAAGAACCGGAAAAGAGTTTATTCAAGATGTATTAAGTAACATTGGTCCTTTGTTAAGTTCTGCTGGATCCCGGGTTCTGATTGCTAAAGCAATATACGATTGGAGGAATTCTTAATATGTATGACTATACTAATGAATTGTATCATTTCGGCGTTCAAGGCATGAAATGGGGTGTCCGTCGTTATCAGAATTATGATGGTACATACACTCAGGCCGGTTTAAAACGATACAATAAATCTTTGAGTCGGTACGAAAGAAAAAAAGAAGAATACTCACGTATTAAGAAAGATAAAACCGCATCTTCATATGAAAAACGTTATGCTAAGGCAAAAGTAAAAGAAGCTAAGAGACAATTGAACAAAGACTATCGTCACCTTTCTTTAGATAAAAAAGGAGACGAAGGAAAAGTGTTGTACGCGCAAGGTCGTCGCATTACGAATAGTGCGCACACAACCGCAATGATAGCTAAGATGGGAACATTTATGGCCATAGGAGCTGAGTATGCTCACCAAAACGGATTTATAGATACAAAAACAGCAAGAATGGCTCAGTTAGCGGCCGTCGGCGCAACTGCGGTGTCCGGTTTAAAGAGTATTCTTGATGAGATACCTAATAATAAATTAAGAGCATACTATTCGCACACAAGTAATTACTAATAAGGTGATATTTATGGGGAATAGATCGGTAGTCGTCTATGGTGGAGAATTATACCATCATGGAATTTTAGGCCAAAAATGGGGTGTCAAAAATGGTCCGCCTTATCCTTTAGGATCCGAGGATCATTCTCAGAGAGAAAAAAAAGCCGGTTGGAGAAAAAGTTTAAATGCTGATTCTTCAAAAAGTGTGCCTAGTAATAAAACCAAATCTAAAAAAACAAAAACTTTTGGTGAATTGGTTAAACAGACACAAATAGAGATATTTCGCGACAAATATTTAGAAAAGTACGGAGATCAAATCACTAAAAAAGAAGCAACAAAATACGCAACAGAAAAATTGGAGAAAATAAAGAAAACAGCGCTTATAGTAGGAGGAACTGCTTTAGTAGGATTAGCAGCTTATGCAATTATTGCTTATGGTCGTGACTATGTTGATCAGACAATAAAAGCAGGTACAACATTGCAAACATTGAGTTGGGATCCAGATAGATTGACAAATGGACAAGCATTTTATACTAATTTTAGATCTGTTGACAAAAGTATATATGAAGGCTTGTTCGGAAGGGCTGTTTTAGGCGATGGAAAATACAAACTTATGGCTGACGTCGTTGATAATTTAAAAGTTGCATCACCAAAGAGTGGTGAGAAAGTATTCCAAGAGCTTTTAAACAACGATAAATATTTCCAACATTGTTGCACGGTTCTAGATGTTAACCGTGCAGGAGGTTGGTATAAAGCAGGCTATCATAAATTTAATGCTGAGGTATTGCCGTTATTTGGAAATGAAAGTAAATACGATAATGTTAATGATGCTGTAAATTATATGAAAGAGAAGTTTTATAGTGTGCTATCTCAACGAGGTTATAGTGGAGTAATTGACATCAACGACACAAGATATTCTAATTTGAGAGGTATATCACCAACGATTTTCTTTGACTTAGATAAAATTACAAATATTAATAATACTCAACGAGTTAGTGCATTAGATGCAGCAAAAGGAAACTTAACGGCAAACGCTGTTGTTCCAGTGTTGCATATGTTTACAGATAGTAATCCGGCGTTGTCTATGATGAATTTATGGAATTATGGTTGGATTTCGTTAGCTTTAACCGGCTTTGCGTATGATGAAAAAGTTAATGTTGAAATGAACAGAAAAAAGAAAGGATATGCCTATGGAAAATAGAAGTGTAGTCATCTATGGCGGTGAATTATACCATCATGGAATTTTAGGTATGAAATGGGGCAAGAAAAATGGTCCACCATACCCACTTGATTCAGAAGATCATTCCGCTTCCGAACGAAAAGCAGGATGGCGACAAAGTTTAAGCGCAAGAAGAGAAGAAAGAAAAATAAATCGTAGAAGAAAAGAGGCGTCAAAAGAAAAATATGCCAGTTATGTCAAGGGCGATGGTTCTTTAAAAATAAGAAACACAGATAGCGGAGTCACTAGAAATGTAAAAAAAGACTATAACGAGCTTAGTGAAAAAGATTTTTTTAGAAAATACGCAGCAAGTAAAATGACATATTTGAAGCGCGTGGCTAAAACTGATGGTGATCCTTATAAGAATAATCCATATTTAAAGAAAAATCCTGAAAAAGTTTTAAAACGTGAAGCAGATATTCAAAAACGATTAGACGACAGAGACAAATGGCATCAGGAAAGAAAAGATTTCATTAAGACACGTTCTCTTGGTAGTAGAGTTGGAACAACTTTATTGAATGGTGCTTTTGGTGAATATGCATACAATAGTATGAGAACTGCTGGTTATAGTCCTTTAGCTTCTTTAGGAACTGCCACTTTATCTAATATGGTGCTTCCAGTAGTTGGGCCAATCGCAGTGTCTTCAATAGTAGGGCATACAGAAATTGATAAGTATAAAGAAAAACCGGCAGAAAAATAATATATTTTAAGGAGGTTTTATTATGGCCTTAAAAGAAAGGTTCCAAAAAGCTTGGAACGCTTTTTTAAATAGGGACCGAACGGATGATTATGTTTATCAGGACTACGGATTTCAAACCTATATTAGGCCGGATAGACCGAGATTTTCGTTGGGTAACGAAAGAACCATAGTAACGGCTATTTTTAACAGAATAGCTCTAGATGTTGCTAGTGCTAGCATTAATCATGTTAGAACTGATGATGAAGGTAAGTTTTTAGAGATAATTAATTCAAGTTTAAATAGTTGTTTTAATTTGGAAGCGAATATCGACCAAACAGGTCGAGCATTCGTACAAGATATTGTTATGTCTATGATGGATGAAGGAGTAGTAGCTATGGTACCAGTAGATACCATAGGGGATCCTTTATTAACAACATCATATGATATAGAAACAATGCGAACTGGAAAGATAATTGGTTGGTTTCCGAAGCATGTAAAGGTGAATGTATACAATGATAGAAATGGGCAGAGAGAAGATATTACCCTTCCTAAATCTATGGTCGGAATCGTAGAAAATCCTTTATACGCGGTAGTGAATGAACCAAACTCGGTTCTGCAACGTTTATTAAGAAAGCTCAATTTGCTAGATTTTATTGACGAACAGAATAGTTCCTCAAAACTTAACATGATCATTCAGTTGCCGTATACGGTTAAAACCGAATTGAGGCAAAAGCAAGCCGAACGGAGACGTAAAGCGGTAGAAGATCAGTTGGTTGATTCAAAGTATGGTATTGCATACATTGATGGAACAGAAAAGATTACGCAGTTGAATCGTCCGTTGGAAAACAACCTAATGTCTCAGATCGAATACCTAACTAAGATGTTGTATTCTCAGTTAGGTATTAATGAAGACATTCTTAATGGTACCGCTGATGAGAAAGCAATGACTAACTATTACACAAGAACAATAGAACCAATTATCTCTGCCATTTCGGACGAAGCAAAGAGAAAGTTTCTTACGAAAACAGCAAGAACACAGGGCCAATCCATAATGTTCTTTAGAGACCCATTTAAGTTGGTTCCGGTTACAGAAGTTGCAACAATTGCAGATTCCTTTACTCGTAACGAGATTCTTTCAAGTAATGAAATTAGACAGATTATTGGTAGAAAGCCATCAAAGGATCCAGCAGCAGACGAATTGCGTAATAAAAATCTTAACAAGTCTAATGAAGAAATAGCAACTGAGCAACCTGAGGTCATAGAACCTCAGCAAATGTAGGAGGAAATTTCAAAATGGAAAAGTACGATTTTAGTGGTTGGGCCACTAGAAACAACATCCGTTGCAGTGACGGTCGTACCATCATGAAAGATGCCTTCGCCCACAATGATGGAAAGATTGTGCCTCTGGTTTGGAATCACCAGCACAATGATCCACTGAATGTTGTAGGCCATGCAATTTTAGAGAACAGACCAGAGGGCGTATATGCCTATTGCGTGTTAAACGATTCCGTTCCCGGTAAGCAGGCTAAGACATTAGTACAGCATGGCGATGTAAAATCGTTATCTATTTATGCCAATCAGCTGCATCAGCAGGGTGGAAACGTATTACATGGTGAAATACGAGAATTAAGCCTGGTACTTGCTGGCGCAAATCCAGGTGCTTACATCGATTCTATCGCGCATAGCGACGAGTTTGATGAGGAAACAGGAGACGAAATTAATCCTATTCTGTTCCAGCAACCAGAACTCGAATTAGTTCATGCCGATGAAGAAAAGGAAGAAGAAAAGAAAGAAACTAAGGAGGAGCCTAAAGTGCCAGAAAAAGAAAAGACCGTTCAGGACGTATTTAACGAACTGACAGAAGAACAGAAAAATGTTGTATATGCATTAATTGGAGCTGCGCTCGAAGATGCAAAAGGAAATGATGAGGGAGATGAAGATATGAAGCACAACGTATTTGATGGTGACGAAATGAACAATGAAGATGTATTAAGCCATTCCGAAATGATGGAAATCATTGGCGATGGTAAGCGTTTCGGTTCATTAAAAGAATCTGCTTTACAGCATGGTATTGAAAACATTGAATACCTGTTCCCTGAAGCAAAGAATTTAAATAATCCTCCTGAATGGATTCAGAGAGACCAGACATGGGTTCGCAAGGTAATGGCCGGTGTTCATCATACCCCATTCTCAAGAATCAAGTCTCAGTTTGCTGATATTACAGGAGAAGAGGCAAGAGCATTAGGTTATGTTAAGGGTAACCTGAAGAAGGAAGAAGTATTCTCTTTACTGAAGAGAGCAACCACTCCACAGACAATTTACAAAAAGCAGAAGCTTGACAGAGATGACGTAGTCGACATCACAGATTTCGATGTAATCGCTTGGTTAAAGGGTGAAATGAGATTAATGCTCGATGAGGAAATCGCAAGAGCAATCTTATTCGGTGACGGAAGAGATTCAAGCTCAGATGACA